CTCGCATCTCACCCCTCTAGCTACTTCGGCTTCCGAGGGACTCTCTGGAATTTTATCATAAATTTGGGCACGCACTTCTTCAAAAGAAGGAAATGCGGACAAAACAATATCATATTGTCTGTCATAAATTTCACTAGCTACTTCAGCAAATCTTTTTCTTAAATGAAAATAATCTTCTGCAGTAGTGTGAAAAAATAATTCACGTAAAGCTGACGTACAAGAATCAATCATTTGATCTTCTACATTAACTTCACGAGAAGGCAAATAATAACATATTGCCTTCATAATACTCTGTCTGTCCAATGGTGCAACCCAATGACCCAAATCTTCTCTAAATACAAAATTTCTTTTTAAAAATGAAATTTGATCTAGTTTAAGAAATGGTGTCATTTCAAGGGTTTTAGCAGCATTGGTGTAATCTAATCCATATATATTTTTACAAAATGATTGATAATGCACATTGTTAAAGAAACTTTTACAAGGTTCTTTAACAGCAGCAATTACATCATCTCCATAAATACAAGGTTTAACGTTTTTGAAAAAATCTTCATCAGAAGGTCTCATAGAAATGAAAGCATAAACTAACATTGCTAACCCTCTCAAAGAATTATCTTCAGCCGTAGCATATTTACCCGAAGGTTGAAATGCTGGAGCTGCAAAAACATCCCCTGTATTTACAATAGTTGGATATAAATTATCAGACAAGATACCACGAACAACATTTAAACTTTCTTCGTTGTATCCAAAATGCTTTAAAACATTATAGACTATAGTATTAGCTATAAGTCCAATGTCATAAGGCATTGATGTATCAAAACCACCATAATCTCCTTCCATATATTCATCTGAAAAAGATTTTAAACCATTTACTAAATCATCCACATCTGTGGAATGCATATTTATACCAATTTGTGCTCCAAAAATTTCGGAGTGTTGATTTAACAAAGTATAAAATGGCATTAAATACATACGATTTAATAATGTGGCATCATATGGTGACATACAGAAAACACGTGTTTTTGCAACACGACACTTTTCATAAGATCTTGGTTCGTCTTTAAGCTGTGCTCCTAAAAAAGGGCAAGCATCACGACCATTCTCATAAGCGTCGACTTGTTCTAACACCTGTTCTGTAACAGATTTCTTTGGCCAATAAGAGTCTTTTTTTAAAATCTAACTCTACTTGATCTGACCATTTCTTTTTTGCACCAGCATAAGACCATCCACCTGAAGTAGATGGTTTCATTGCGCGCATATAAAAATCTTCCGGATGTCCATTTTGGGCAACCGCAAGCGGCACTGGGCGTAATCTATTAACTCCTATCTTCCTTAATTCTTTAATTAAAT